ATTTACTTCACTAGCTAATGGGTCATACAATGCTAACCCTATTGAATCTCTTTCAATCCAATATACGTTTTCTTTTACAGAACGATTATATACTCTTGAATAATTATTAGACATTATCTAAATCCCTATATTTAGGTCTACCTTGTAGACGTTTAATTGTTGTAGCATTACCTGAATCATCGGTTAAATCCACTGACTTTACTTCTAATATGCTATCTTTTAATCCATAATAACGTTGGTTTGCTACCGTACTAAATTGCGTAGCTTCTTCAAGTATTAATGTTCTAGCACTAAATTCATCTTGTGCTTCATTTAACATAATAATAATTTCGTTAGCACTTAACTCTGGATGATGCTTTTTAATTTGGTCTATCATCTGTTGCAACTTCACGCTGAACCTCCCTTGGTGGTAAATATGGTTGTAAAAACTGCACTAAATCACCAGATACAATCGCATATTGGTCTTTTAACCAGTTATAATCTTGTGTTACTTCTTGTAAACTTAATGTGTAATCTTGTATAGCTTCGTTTACTTCTGCTTGATATTTACCTATATCAGCATTGTACTTAGCTAAATTAGCTTCATTCTTAGCCATTATTGCTTGCATTGTCTGTATTGCATTCTGTATAAGTCTTTGTGATTTTTCTGCGTGATTTCTTACATTTACATCTGTAGTAAGTTGCGCAGTAGCTTGAGCTGCAGCTAAATCATTCTGTGCATCTGCAATATTTGCTTGTAAATCTCTTTGAACTTTATCAAGCTTTGATTGTATCTCTACTTGGTAATTTGAATTTTGTCCATTAAACTCATTTAATTCATCTTGTATTTGTGCACTAAAACTTGATAACTCAGTAGTTCTTAATAATTCAGCTTTCTGTATTTCTCTTTGTACATTAGCTTGATGTTCGGTTATCTGTTTATTAACAAGTGCTTGATATTTGTTAAGATTTGCATTGAACTCTGCTATTTTTGTTTCATTATCTGCAGATATTGCTTGCATAGTATTTATAGCATTTTGTATTAATCGTTGAGATTTTTCCGCTGCATTTCTTGCCTGTGCATCCTGTGATAACTGTGCATCGTTTTGAGCTTCTGCTAAATCATTTTGTGCGTTAGCTATACTAGCCTGTAAGTCACGTTGCACTTTATCTAAAGCACTTTGATTATCGCCTCTAAATTTTTCAACATTAGAATTAAATGTTACGCTATTATTTTGTACGTCAGTTTGATAATCTTGTAATTGTTGTTGTGCTTTTGATAATGCTACATTTGCTAACTCTACATCTTCTGATGTAAGTAGTGCATCAACACCAATCGTTGCTGTTGTATAATCTACAGTAGACGAAGGTGCACTATAAGAAGGTGCACTTCCTACGCCAGCAGCACCTGTAGATGCAACTGTTGTGTCAAAACCAGTTGTAACTGTTCCTATTGTACCAACATCATCATTATCTGGTCCAGAATAACTTACTGCATTAATACCAGTTAACGTCGGTGCTGATATACCACTAAAGCTTAATGCACTTACAGTGCTACTTGGGTCAAATCCAGTTAAATTATAATTTTCTAATTTGTTATATGCAGGAGGACTACCTAAATTAATAGTATCAGCAGCTGTTACTGCCTCATCATTGGATACAGAAGCTGCACTTGCTGTTCCTACGTCAGTATTAGTAGGTCCAGAATAAGTAACTTCTGTAACAATACTACTACCAGATGGTGCTGAAATACTATTCAGTCCTGTACTTAACGCTACTAATGTTGCGTTTTTAACATTTAAAAACTTTCTTAATACTTGTTGAGAAGCATATAATACAACTCCTCTATTTAATTCTGTAGGAAAGTTGTCTATCGAACTATCACTAACTGCTACAGATGTATCTGGTGTTATATGAACTACACTTGCAGTTTGACTAGCAGTAGGTGTTGGAAATATATTCAATGTGCTATCTAATACATAATACTTAGGGTCAAACTTGCTAGTATAGTAAATACTATTTACGTCATCTAAGTTATGTCTTTCACTTGAATTAATCTCCACACACTCTCTACTTCTGCTACCATCGTATCTAGTAACACTGCTTATTCTTAATACATTTGCTGTAGAAAGTGTAGTAGGACTATCATCTAAAGTTGTGCTTTGAGTTAACTTAGCTTCTATATCTATATTATTCATTACATACTTTGTAATAAACTTTACACCCTCTACTAAGTAACTATTAGCTTCTGTAGTGTAAGAACTAATACTTCCTGTTATTGCTTCTATATCTGTTTGAAAACTCATCTTTCTCCTTTAAAATTCTTTGGGGGAGTATATTGCAACTCCCCCGTATTCAACTATTAGCTAAATTTCAAGATAGCGTGTGTTTCAGGTAGTTGAATTTCAAGACCTGCTTCTGTAAGAATCATGTCTCTTCTGCCGTCAACATCGTTGTTTTGAATGTTAGTTAATATCTGAGTATCTCTTGACTCACCATTACCAGCTAGTGGTCTGTAAGCTACGTTGTTTAAATCAACAACGATAGCGTGGTTTGCCCAAGGACCTCTTAATAGTGGTTCCATAACAAAGTTAAGAGTACCATATAGGGTATCTACTTGTGTTACGTTAACACCATTAAACAGTGATTGTCCTTTGTCTATAGATACACCATAGTTTGATGAAGTTGGTACGCCATCTGCTGCCGCTCCTACTCCTGCACTCATAGTATTTCCTAAGAAAGAACTACCACCTAATTTGTTAAGCCAGTTCATGATTGAACGTGAAGCAAGTACCATTTTACTGCCACCTGCACCAGATTCTGCATCAAAAATATCTGACATAGCATCTACAAAGTCATCATATCCTGATGAAGCATAAGTAAATGTTTTTACTCTACCGTAAATTTCGGTGTATGGTAAGATACCCCAAGTTTTACGTGCAGCGTCTGTTGAACTTTCATCAGTTACACCATAACCGAATAGTAAAGCATTCTCAATGTCCATCTTATGTTCCATAAGTTTTTCTTGATATACTCTCATGTATTCGTTAGCGTCACCTCTGTAGCGTGTAGCTAAAGAAGTACCAGAAAATAGAGGTACAACAGTTTTGAAGATTTGAGCATATCCTTCTCTTGAGAAGAATTCATCTCTCCAACCACCTGCTGGTGCTGTATCGCCTTCTAAGTATGCTGAACCAATTACTTGTCCATCACCATTATCTGCAAATACTAAAGTATCAGCATTTCCATAAGTTGATATTTCACCATTTTCAACACCTGTTTTTACAGCTTTTACATATGCTGCATTAATAGATGTATCTGTTGAGTTTTGTGTTACACCTGTAATTCTGTAATAAGCAATTACTGGTGATGCTGAACTTGATAAAGTAGCTGTTGCTTCCATAGCAATCATTTGTCCTACTTGTAAAAACTCAGCTTTGTATTCTCCGCCACTTACTTTTCTTCCATAAATATCGTAATCAACATCAACTTCAAAAGAAGTCAGATTAAAATCTGCAGCTTCCCATGAACCGTCAGCAGTTAAAGTATCTGCTGCTTTAACAAAGAAGTTTCTTCTTTGCCATTGATGTCTTTTTTCTAAGAATTTAAATACAGGGTCATCTGTAGGTTTCTTAGCTACTTTTGATAAATATGCGAAGAAAGGTGAAGCAGCTGGGTTTAATTCAGCGACTCTCTCGCCGAAGTTAAATATTCTTCTGCTATCATTGATAGAAACACCTTGAGGTGTAACACCAATGCTAGGTGAGAATATTCCGTTTGCGTCTTGTGCCATTTTGCCTTCTCCTTATTAAAATGGATTACGTTTATTGAAATTTCCAATCATCGCATCCATCATTTTATCTTCTACGTTTTTAGTTGGCGACTGGTCACTAGCTCCTGGCTGGACTCCGATAGGTTTCGGTATACTTAGCTTTTCATTACGTTGATTCATCACTGCTACTTTCTGTTGAGCTTCTGGGGTTATCTGTGTAACCTGTTGTGAACCACTGTTCATTTTCAACTGGTGAAGTTGCACCAAATTATCTAACGATAATGAATCTGGTGATGACATTTGTGCAACAAAATCACTAGCTTGCTGAGGAGTATAGTTATACTTAGACTGTAAGTCTGTCATAACTTTCTGGTCTCTTGCAATAGCTTCTTGCTCTTGTTGTGCTTTAGTCATCGTTTGCATGACTCTTTCATTTGAAGTTGCTACATAGTCTGACATAGCTTCCAAATAAGATTCTTGCTTAGCTAAATACCTTGCTGATGCACTATCAGGGTCAGTTAAAGCTTCAGAACGGTCGAAGTCAGCAGGCTTTGATGGTTTAACAGGTTTCTCTAACACTGTTTCCTTCTCTACTGGTGCTGCTTCTGTAGGTTGACTCACTTTGGTCATAACTTCGGCCATCTGTGATTTCAATAAATCTACTTCTGCTGCACGTTTATCTGCTTGACTTTGCCAGTATTGAAACTGGTCAGGGTCGTTCTTTGGTTCCATAGCAGTCTGAGTCTCAGCAGGTTCACTATTAACTACTTCTTGGCTTACAGGAGCAACCTGTTCTTGTGCTTGTCCAAATATTTCGTTAAAAATGTCTTCTGAAGCAGTTGTCGGTTCAGTCGTAACACCTTCTACTGCTTGCTCATCTACTCTGTCCATTGTATTTTCTTCCATTTTATCTCCTTGTTAACTCTCTTCTTCGGTCATTGGTTCAAAAACACTAACGTCTTCTACATCCTCTTGACTAATTTCAGAGTTTATCAACTGTTGTTTTGCATCGTTCAACCTTGCTTTATAAAGCGTAGTTGCCATATCAGCTCTGTTAGATACTTTATCTAACTCTCCACTGAATTTTTCTACTTCTAGTCGTTTTTTAGCGTGCACTGCTTCTCTGTCAGCAGTTTGTAAATCGCCCTTGACTTTCTTTAATTCTTCTGCCATTCCCTGCATTTGTTGTTGCATTTGTTTCATTTGGCCACTTCTTTCTAATACACCATCTATATCTACAAGTTCTGATTTTTTCAATACTTCTGTTTGGTCTATTAATCCCATTTTATACATTTCCATATAAGTATTTAATAAAGCCATTCTATTTGTTGGTAAAGTAGAACCAGATACTACAACAATATCATACTTACCCACACCTATATCATGAAAACGTTTTACATCTCCATTATCCATTTCTTTATAAAAGTTAAATCTTTCTTCTTTTTCATTTCCATTAGGTTGAACTAATCTAATTACTTTTTCTTCTGTATATAATTGCTGAATTAATGGTATTGAAACTTTAGCAACTTGATTTAACATACCTTCTATATCATCTCTTC